AGCGACACCATGGCGCCGATACTTACAAAGTTTGAGTATGAATATTCATCCAAAATATTCCAACTGCCACGCGAGCAAAAGATGTATCTGGAATTCGATATGAACGCATACGTTCGTCCGGACACTACAACCAGGTATGAAGCCTATGCGAAAGGGATACACGCGGGCGTATTGCAACCGAAAGAAGCTCGCGACAGGGAGAACTTGCCATTCATCGAAGGCACAGCTCGCAACTTCATAAACTCAGGCTCAATCCCTATTGACCTAATGGATGATTTTGTAAAGAGTAAAAACAAAGGCATAAGCCCGAACGCGGCTGCAAAACTGAAAGAAAAATTCAACGGCCAGACGCAAGACATACTTGACATTTTAAGCGAATGAAAAAGGAATTTAAAGTTGAAGGCGTAGATAAAAACAACCCAAACGGATTGGGCGGAATGTGTTCACGCGCGATCCCTATTGACCGTGAAAGCATTGATTTTGAAAGAGGCATTGACACCGTTGCGACAACAGACGCGGCAGTTCTTGTGATGGATTGGGAGCGATGGGAACCAGTACGGGAGATACTGCCCATGCGGTACGCTGAGCTTCCAGAAACAGATAAAGTGCCCCTGCTTGACACNCACAGCCGGGGGAGNATTGAAAAAATNAAAGGNTCTGCAAGGAATTGGACCGCTGAAGGTGGAAAACTTTCCTGTAAATGCTTTGTGTCTGCCAGCGAAGAGGAGGTCCGGCAGAAAATTAAAGAAGGGCACCTTGACAGCGTAAGCATCGGATACCTGACTGATAAAAATTACACCGTTGAGGTGCCGCGCGGCGCTAATGTAGTTATCGACGGGACACAATATAAGAATGAGTTCAATGACAATTATCCAATGGTTGTACGCACTTGGTGGAAAACTATTGAACTGTCTTTGGTTCCAATCGGAGCAGATGATGCGGCAAAGTTCAAAAGCCTGCCTGAAGATCAGCATAAACTTGTTGAAAAAGTGGCTGAACTGTCTGCACAAATCGAAGAACTGAAGAAACCAAAAGAGCCTGAAAAGGAAAAACGTGGGCTTACCTATCACGAGGCCCAGGTACGCTTACTTAAATATTTGTAGGATTTAAAATCAAAACCAAAAAATGAAACCAGAATTAAAAAAGCTCTACGATCAAAAGGGCAAAACCTGGGCACAAATGCAAGATGTAGCCCGCAAACTTAAAGAAGGTCAGACCTTGACCAAAGAAGAAGAAACTCAGTTTGACGGATGGGACGCTGAACTGCGGACTATCACTGGGAGCATCGACCGCTTCGAACGTGCTGAGCAACTTGANGCNGANTTNAGCGCNACNAANCTACAGAGCCAGCCAGGGAATGGTGCGGCCCCTGAGGAAATTGTAGAAGCACGGGAGCGAGAAAAAAATCTTGTTTACCGTAAAGGGCTTGCTCGTGGTTTTGATAACCTCGANGAGAAAGAGCGNAAGATTTTCAAAAGCATGGAACTCGAAACCCGCTCTTTTGAAAAATACCTTCGCGGCGAATCACTGAATGACAGCGAGGTCCGTGCGCTAGAGCATATGAGCGGGAAAGCCCGGTCATCCGAAGGGAAGCGCGCTCAGAGCACTACCGCCGCCGCTGGTGGCTACTCTATCCCACAAGGATTTCTTGCCGAGATTGATCAGCAGTTGAAGCTTATTTCTCCCTTCTTTGAAGAGACTAGCTCAAGCCCTACAGCTATCGCAAAGAGTATATTTGGATTCATCCCGACCGAAACCGGAAATGATCTTCCGTTCCCTACTAATAACGACACCGGAAATGCAGGGGAATTGTTAGGAGAAAACACCGATGCGTTTGCGAACAGTGTTGATGCAACGCTTGCCCAGGTAACTTTCAAGGCTTACAAATTCAGCTCTAAGCCAATGAAAGTTTCCAACGAACTGTTGCAAGATACGGGCGTGGATCTTCCTGGCTTCCTGGCTGAATTACTTGGAACGCGCATTGGACGGGTAGCAAACACATATTTCACCACTGGCACAAATAGTTCTCAGCCNCAAGGNATTGTGACNGGNGCCACTGCNGGGAAAACCACNGGNGGAGCAACNGCGATCACGTTTCCTGAAATTATCGACCTTGAACACGCTGTAGATGCAGCTTATCGCAAGTCCGCATCATGCCGTTTCATGTTGCATGATTCCATCCTCGCGTATATGAAGAAGCTTACCATTGGATCCTCAACGAATGACGGACGTCCTTTGTGGTCGCCCGGTTATGCTCAAGGCGCTCCCGACACTATCGACGGGTTCCGCTACCTGATCAACAATGATATGGCGTCGGCCGTTGCCACAACTAACATCACAATGTTGTTTGGTGACATGAGCAAATTTGCCATCCGCCAGGTTCGAAACATGGTGTTCCGTAGGCTGGATGAAAGATTTGCTGACTACGATCAGACCGCATGGGTACTCTTTACCCGTATGGACAGCAAGTACAAGAATACGAGCNCAATCAAGAAATTGACTCAAGCTTAATTCATGGCTAAAAACAAAACCAACAGCGCGCCCCAAGATAGCGGGGCGCCTGTTAATCCTGATTCGCTTATCGAAGTTGAGGCAGTACAACAGGTGAACACATCGGTTTANGGGAATATNTATCCGGGAGAAAAGAACCGGAAAAGNATTNCCATNNCAATGGCAGCNCAACTTGAAAAAGCTGGGCTTGTAAATGTGTTCCCTGATAAAAGCAATGAATCAGCTTTCTACGAAGAGTTAGAAAAACTAGGGTAATCGTTCTTTGAAAATGGGAGCGCATAAGCTAATTGTTCCGCCAGAAGAATATCCAGTGGCTTTGTCCGATCTGGTATCAGTCCATATAAAAGTGGATGATACTGACGAAGAAGCCGGGCTAATCACGGAATACATTATTGCNGCGACCGAAAGAGTGCAGGACTNGATTCANCGTCAACTCATGCAGGCAACNTGGGAATATCACATGAANGATTTTTCCGANCTGGATTGNAACGGATATGTNAGGCTGNTNAAAGCTCCANTNGTCCAGGTTGTCAGTGTGAAGTATTACGATGCTGATAACAATGAGCAAACCATGGACCCGGCAGATTATCAGGTGGACACAACCAGTTGTCCTGGAAGAATCCGGTTCATTGGATCGCTGCCATCGGTATACGACAGACATGATGCGATCAAGATTCAATACAAAGCTGGCTACGGTGCCGTTGATGCCACTATCGACCAACAGCGAACAGCTATTTCAACACACGGCGCTAGTAGGGCTAAAGTTGGGATTCTTCGGGCCGTAGCCGACTTCTATGAACATCGTCAGGATGAAAGCCCGACAAATTCCTATCAGTTGAATGAGGGGATTATAGCATGGCTGAATCCTTTGAGGTTGTATTTGTAAAACATCGCGAGGTGGATCAGTAGTAGATCGCCAGACTCATAATCTGGAAGTCGGGAGTGCAAATCTCTCCCTCGCAACTAAGAAAGTGAAATGGCAATAAGAGGCACTACGATAGGAAGAAAGGATGTCAGGATTCAGATTCAATCCCGAACATCCACCAAAGACGCGGTAACCAATGAGCCACTATACACTTACACAACATTCGCGCACGTGTGGGCTGAGGAATTAGGCATGCCGAGTGGCGAGAAATACGAAGCAAGTCAGCAGGTGGCGGCCAATGCTTCAAGGTTCCGGATAAGGTATAGCCACACGGTGGCAAGTAGCTTGAATGAAACCTGCCGGATCATAAGAGGGTCAGACACTTTCGAGGTCAGCAACATTGAACCTATCGGAAGGAAAAGCGAGATACTTATTACAGCGGAGAGAAGAGACAATGGCTAACAAGATAAAGGGAATCGAGATTGTGGGGTTAGAGCCCTTGTTGAAAGCGTTCAAAGGGCTGCCGCAAGAGTTTTCTGGCAGCATTGTACGGAACATTGCTCGCAAGCCCGCGAACAGGATAATCTCAACGGCGAGACATCTTTTCCCTAGTGATTCAGGTGTAACAAAAAGATCGCTTGGAATACTGAAGGTAAAAGATCACAAACAGATGTTCATTGAACTGGGTATTAAAGGGAGGTCACTGGCTTACATCTTCATGTTCTGGAAAGGCAGAGAGAGACATAAGAAAAGCGGCGCATCAACCGGAGAGATCAGTTCTCCGGGCAACGTGATATTCCGTGCGGCGGACCAGATTGGTAACCGTGTAATGAAAGAATTGACCGTTGACTTGACAAAGGTTATGGCTAGGGGGTTAAAGCGATACATAAAAAAATGAAAGGCGAATTCGCGGTTTTGAATATTCTCCTTAAC